TACTGCCGGTTAGTCCAGCCGCTCCACCAGCTAGAGCACCCCCCGCACCTTTCACACCAGCTTTAGCGGCACCACCCACAGCCCCTGCAACATCTCCTATTATCCCTTTTTCAGCAATAGGCTCCCGTGAAATGATCTTAGTTTTGGAATCAAAATCAGTTCTCGTTCTAGTCACTGGTGGGCTATCATCTACTCCTCTCAGTGCAGTAGTGGTAGTAACTTTATCTTTTAGAATATTTGCAAACATATCCGTTGCGGACTTAACCATCTCCTCTACGTTAGGATCACCCAAATCCTGACCGGCTTGGTTTACTATCTTGGAGGGTACAGGGCAACCGGGTTCGTCGTAATCAACAGGGTGGCGTAAATTCTCTGGGTAAACATACATGGGGAAGCCCATCTCATCTAACAACGCCCTGTGTTGAATCTGTCTAGCTGTCCCGTTTTCAAGCACAGCCATTTGCTTACCGTTTAATTCAGGCACTATGCCCTCCTTCGATGCTTTACCCAACCATGTAGAGAATACCTCAGTAAATGAAGGTACATCTTCCTTACTGATTACAAACAAATTGTTATCAGATTCAGTTGGAACTGGTTGTTCAGCTTTCATTAGTTCAAAGTGTGCCCCTTGGTTTACACCTTTCTCACAAATGGTTACCTCCGCAAGCTCTAAACTATCTACCTGCATGTAACTATCTGCACCCTTGCTGATATTTTTCGTCTTAGTAGCACTTCCAGCAATAGAGTACGACCTCATCTTACCGCTATTGATTTGTTCTTTCACTTTCTTAGAAATTTTTGTATCATCTCTAAGTTCTGAGATGAAGAATAAGTTATCACCTTCCACACCACTCTTGAATATCTGACCGCCCCTTGAAATATATACAGGTAATGCATGCCCAACCTGAACATCGGAGTGCATAACCATCACGTTACGGGTTCTAAAGTTATCCATGTATCGCTCAAACGCCTCTTCCAAAGCTTCAGAGGTAATCAAGTGCCCTTCCCTGTCCACTAGCTCCACTGAAGCGGGGCCTCCTATAACGGTAGGCTCGTCCTCCCCATTCAAGTCAAGGATGTCAACGACATTAGCGTACTTCGGAACGTTTGGGTAAGCTCTGTGTAAGGTGATTAATTCAGCCGGGGATGCCAACCCAGCTTTAAACAAACGCTCATACTCCTTCAAGCCTCCCTGAACATCGTCCATGGTAACTTTACCACCATCCGCCTTATCAAGAAAGACAATGGAGTCATCGCTCTCAGCTAACCACTGTTGGTATGCGAGGTTGGTAGTCATTAGGCTTGGTGTATTCCCCATACTACTCCATAAACGGCAGGAGTTTCAGAGCCAGTTCCGTTTATGAAACTTATGTTCTTTCTGAAGTCTACGGGGAAGGTAGTTTCAAAGAACCCTGAAGCAGGGGTGTTGGCTGCTGGAGCAGCAATCCAAATTCCTGTAGACGAGGATGCTGTACAATCAAATGATAGGTATGTATCATGTGATACATTTATACGAATCCCACGAATTACGACAGAATCTACACGCTTCTTAGACATAGAGGCATCAGCGGTTCCTAACCATGAGAAGTTACGACCCTGTGCCCCGTCCGTGTAAGTCGAATAACCTCCACCATGTCGAAGCTCGTTGTGAAATTTATCTATATAGAAATCAGTAGTATGTTGAGTAGTTGTAACAATTTTTATACGCAGGTTATTAGTTGCTGTTAGGGGCGGTATTTCATACTTCACCTGCAATTGCTGGAATGATGTGGACAGGTTTACAGTATTACCCGTAGCCTTGGTAACGTCGCTGGAATCAGTAATGATGATTTGAACAGCGTTAGCCCCAGAAGCTCCTCGTACAGTTGCTTGACCCGTTAGAACCATAGGTTGTTGACCGTTGCCGCCACCAGTTGAAACTTGGGTGTAAACACCCTCACCAGCAGCGGAGTTGTCAGGGTTAACCAACAGTGACGCTGCCCCAGTATCTTGTTGGGCAGTGCTCCTAGAAATAGAAGACCCCGTTGCTGTAAACTCAGTAATGTCAGCCGCTTCAACTCTAGGGTTAGTTACCAAGTTTGTAGCAGCATCTCCTCTGGCAACCGTGAACAAATCCTCCGCTGTATTTGCGGAAGATAATGTTGCTTTGAATGGGTAATATTTTGTGAACGGATGGGTAGACGTTCTAGTGCTGGGGTCTATCTCCCACGAAGCCCACTCATCGTGCATTATCGAAGTATTAACCATATTCCAAATTCTCCTATCGGGTGTTTGTCCAACCTACTAAAGCTACCAAACTACCAAGTACTACTATAGTATGAGTTATCAGTAAGCCTACGGCTATAAAGCCGGTTTTAGCTCCCGATACTCGGCTACGCCAATCCTGTAAATGCTCAACATTTGTATTTATTTTTTCCAGACCATCAGCTAACTTCACGTTCAACGCTGATTGAGTCTCAATATATCTATCTAACCGTTCCATATACGTTGCTAGTTTTACATCAACAGGTTCGGAAGACATTCCTAACCACGACCATAGACCATTATGCGAGCGGTAATATTACTTAAGTCCGCAGCGTTAGCTACTTCTATAGTTGTTTGCAGATCAGTTGATGATTCACTTGCGTCGCTGTTGTAAACTTTGATCTTTGAATTTGAGTAGTCATACAAAGCAAAGTATGCGTAATCAGTTCCTGAAGCATCTTCAACATTACCGATAACTACGAATTCAATTTTATCCCAGCCAAGATCGGATGCCGTGAAAGGCTCTCCACCAGTTACATAACTGTCATCAAAAGTTACTTCTACTATTCGATACTGGAGATTACCCGGAACTCCCTTTGGGAATTCTGCCCCACCAGAACTACTTGCGATTGAAAGTGCCATTATACATTCCTCCGGAATCTAAACGATTCAGTCTAAAAATCGTAATGTGAGGGAGCCGAAGCTCCCCCACATTACTAAGGTAGGTTTCTATTTTACTCGTTTAGGTCGAGTATTTTCGCCTGTACGTCGAAACGGTGTGCCCTGAGTTCAGCCATCGTATAAAGCAAACCACGAACTACTAGCGACGAAGCCGCAAAGTAGTCACGGTTCTCGATGTACTGGGTAGGTTGAGCTACCGCAACTTCAAGATAGTCCGTGTCTAGTACGTAAACGTTAGAACCATGAGTACCACCAGTGGAACCAATCACAGGCGACTTAGTGGTATCCGCATCTGGAAGAATTGGAATTCCCATGTAAGTAGCAAGAATCAGACCGGTGCGAGTACCGGGGAAGGTCTTTTCAGAACCTACACCAACAGTATACTCTTCCTGACCGAGATACCTCTGTTGAGAGTTCAGTAACCGCTCAAGCTTGAAGTACTGATCATGACCCATGACAATGAGTTTTGGCTCACCACCATTGGTACGAATCTTCTGAATAGCGGTGTCCAGCATGTTTAGGGACAAGTCCCGTCCAGTACCGCTGTTACCATCTACAGAGGCCGCAGTTTTCCACGGGTTGTCTGCAATAGTTCGACCTGAAGCCGCTAAAGTAGTGGTTAGGTCGTAAGCGTTAGCGAAAGTCGCTACGTTGCCGTCCAAGAAGTTAGTCCCGTCAATTGATACAATGTCGTCAATTGAAGTCATACCCGCACGACTGTATGTGAAAATACCGTCAGCGGTTGCTGGGGATGATTCTAGCACAGCGTCAACCGCTGCGTCGAATGTCAACGCCCTAGTTGTTGCACTCTTAGCGGTAATCTGAGCACCTGTGGTGTTCTCAAGAGTACCGGCATCCGAGAAACCAACTTGGTCACCAACCCTAAAGTTATTTGCGTTAGTCGCAATAATAGAAGAAGTTGACGTTGCGGTCGTAATGCCCGCCGTTGAAGAAGCTAGAAGCTCAAGGTTCATTTCCTTGATGTGGTCTAGCTGTGCGTTCTCGTTCTCAAGAGCGAGAACATCACCAACACCACCCTCAAGCTGCGATGTAAACATCGCCTTGACGGAGGCTGCAAACGTCGTACCAACGATACGAGGCAGTGAAGATACTGTCTGAATCGCTGAGATGTCTACAGTTGGGAGTGAACCCGTCTCTGTAATCGGGTTAGAGCGTTCTGAACCACGGTCGGAACGTACCCTCCAACCAGCTACGTTACCCCAGACGTTTCTGGGAAGTGCATTGAAGAACCTAGTTTGGTTATTCAGTGCATGCCATACCTTACGACCAAAGGTGGTCGTAAATATGTTTGTGTCGGTATCGACGGTAAACGGTGTCCCGCTAAACGCCTTCGACAAGTACTCAGAGCCTAGAACCGATTGGGTTGCCCCACGGTTTGCCTGAGCAATATATTCTGCTAGTGAAACTGACATTTAAGATTTCCTCCTGTTTTCTCAGACTAAAGGGTTACATCACCCTGTTCAACAGAGTATTGAAGTTTTCTAAGTTCTGAGTAAGACATGTTAGCTAGTTCATCGACAAGCTCCCCATCTGATGGGTTAGCTTTCACGATCTCTACTTCATCATTACCCATGCTCAACGTAGGTGCAACCAAGCGACGCTCTTCTTTCCAACCCGCCTTGCGGAGAGTGGATTCGGTTTCGTCCCTAACAGACTTAGAAATGTCTGTCTGAGCACCAGAAATCTGCTTCTTCAAGTTAGCGATTTCTTTCTTCATCTGCTTGAAAACAGATTCTTCCATAGCTTCGTCATCGTCCTCGGCTGGAGCTTCTTCGTCTTCAGCCTTCTCTTCCTCTTCCTCACCGGAAGCTTCTTCCTTCATAGGGAACTTGCCCATCTTTTCCTTAGGCTCATCTTCTTCCTCAGGTACATCTTCAGCCTGAAGCGTTGCTTGCTGGTTTTTCGCATCGGTTTCGGGGGCTACTGTAGCCGATGAGTCATCACCGTCTTGGTTCAGTGCGCCACTGTTCTTGACTTTGCGGTCACCAACATCTTCGAGTTCGTCGGTGTTCTTAAGCAGGGACACGACTTGGGAAGCCACATCTTTAACTAAAGCCATTCTAGCATCTTCCTGTTCCTTTGCGAACAGAGTTTGCTCTTCATCCTCCTCAGCCTTTGAGAGGCGGGAGTCCATCTTGGTAAGTACTTCAGCAAGGGCAGTCAAACCTAATGACGTTCCTTCCATGTACTTTTCAAGACGAGTGTATAGTTCATCTGCCATGGTATATCCTCCATATATTTCTATGCCGTATCCAAACTTCATAAAGGTTGGTCTAAGCCACCGCCGACCCCTATAAACAAATATAACCTAGTTAACTA